ATCAATGGGCAGACCAATATAGGGTTTTGTCAAGGGAAAGTAGCGCAGAGGCCGGTTTATGGTCTACAGACCGCGCTCCATACCAGCGGGGTATGATGGCGGCAATATCCGACCCTAGCATTGAAACTGTTGTTTTTATGACCGGCGCGCAAATCGGAAAGACCGAAATCATAAACAACGCTGTAGGTTATTATATTTCGCAAGACCCAAGCCCAATGCTTGTTGTGCAGCCAACATTGGAAATGGGCAAGACGTGGAGTAACGACCGCCTTGCGCCGATGCTGCGAGATACGCCGGCATTAAAAAATGCGGTAAAAGACCCACGCAGCCGCGATAGCGGAAACACCTTGCTGCAAAAATCTTTCATCGGCGGTTATATAGCTATTGTAGGTGCTAACAGCCCTGCCGGCCTAGCATCTAGGCCGGTTAGGTGCGTGTTCTTCGATGAGGTTGATAGATACCCACATTCAGCAGGGACAGAGGGCGACCCTATTGATCTAGGCCGAAAAAGAACAGCAACCTTTACATACAACCGAAAAATCGTAATGGTCAGCACGCCAACTAACAAAGGCGCATCTAGGATCGAGGCAGCATATCAGGAGAGCGATCAAAGGCAGTATTATGTACCTTGCCGCGATTGCGGTCACAAGCAAACCCTAAAATGGTCTCAGGTACAGTGGGAAAAAGACAAGCCGGAAACTGCCAGCTATATTTGTGAGCAATGCGGAAGTGTATGGGATGACGCGGCTAGATACCGCGCTGTGCGCAACGGGGAATGGGTTGCGAAATATCCTCATATTAAAATAGCCGGTTTTCATTTAAATGGTATTTATTCGCCTTGGACACCGCTTGCCGACGCGGCAAGGGATTTTTTAGCGGCTAAAAAGGCACCAGATACATTAAGGGTTTTTTGCAACGTATTCTTAGCAGAAACGTGGGAAGATGAAGGACAAACTGTAGGGGACATTGATTTCCAAAGCCGCGAAGATGAGTGGGGTGAACATATACCAGAGCCGATTGTTGTCGTTACTGCTGGTATTGACGTGCAAGATGACCGGCTGGAACTAGAGATCGTCGGCTGGGGTCGTGATGAAGAAAGTTGGTCGCTAGGTTACAAAACGCTTTATGGAGACCCATCAACACCGCATTTGTGGAATGACCTTGATAATATTTTAAAGGTGGCGTACACGACTGAAAGCGGTCGCCAGCTAGGTATTAGGGCAGCGTGCATCGACAGTGGCGGTCACTACACGCAAGCGGTCTATAACTTTGTCCGGCCACGGGAGGGAAGGCGCATTTTCGCTATCAAAGGTATGGGCGGCGAACAGCGTCCATTGGTGTCTAGACCGACAAAAAACAACATTGGTAAAATTAAATTGTTTGCCGTTGGCACTTTTCCAATCAAGGAATTGATTTTTTCCAGATTGCGCGTACAATCTGAAGGTGCGGGCTATTGTCATTTTCCGGCGGGGCGTTCTGACGAGTATTATCAGCAATTAGCAAATTCTGAGAAAATCGTCACAAAGTATCAAAAAGGGTTCCCACGCCGCGATTTTGTCAAAACGCGCACAAGAAATGAGGCACTTGATTGCAGGGTTTACGCATATGCTGCACTGTGTATCTTGTCGCTGAATATAAATGCTGTTGCCGATAGGGTCGTTAATGCGCCGGAACCAGAAACACAACCAAAGCCGCAACAGCAAAACCCGCTTGCACGCCGCCCTAAACAGGGTGGCTTTGTCAATAGTTGGCGATAATGGCTAAAAAGTTTGCAGAGATCATTCGGCTTGAAAAGCCACCAATCCGGCGCAAAGGGCGTCACGCGAAAAACAAACGTCCAGTAAAACAATCATTCTTTACGCAGGGGGCGTGCCGTGGCAAATAGATTTGATATAGACCAAGCCCCAGACGGGCAGCAGCCGCAAAAGATCGTTATTGGCGATTATCTGCTTTGGAAACGCACCGATCTTGTGGATGATTATCCGCTTGCCGATTATTCTATGGAATACGTCGCACGCATTACCGGCGGCGGCGTTACTGAAATCAAGGTTGCGGCACAAGAGTTAAACGGCACATATGTCTTTGAGGTTGATAGCGCGACCAGCGCAACATTTGTCGCTGGCTTTTATCACTGGCAACTAGAGGTCACAAAGACCGCAACTGGCGACCGCGTTGTAATTGAGACCGGCACATTTACAGCCGTTGAAGATTTGGACGTAAATGGGGCTGACCCGCGCACGCACGCTGAAATAATGATCGGCAAGATTGAAAGCATCTTGCAAGGCAAGGCTGATGCTGACGTTTCTAGCTATAGCATCAACGGGCGGTCATTGACAAAAATGTCGTTCCAAGATTTGATCGAAGCGCGTGACTTTTACCGCAAAGAATATGTTAAGGAACGCCGCACAGAAGATGCGCGGAACGGCTATCGGTCAAGTCAAACCATCTTGGTGAGGTTTTAACTATGGGCATCTTTGACTTTTTCAAAGGCAAACCCCAACCACGCAAGGCGGTTAGGGCGTTTCACGGGGCTGACACTGGCCGACTATTCAGTGATTTTGTATCTAGCAGCCGGTCGGCGGACAGCGAAATTAAACCATCACTGCGCGTTTTGCGGGATCGTTGCCGCGAAATCAGCCGTAATCATCCATATGCCAAAAGATATTTGCAGATTATGTCGACAAATGTGGTCGGCGCAAACGGCGTGCGGATACAAGTTCGCAAGCGCAATGACGACAATTCACTAGACAGCGTAGGCAATCGCATCATCGAACAAGCGTGGCAACAGTGGGGTCGGGCTGGTTTCTGCACTGTTGATGGCCGCGTATCTTGGGTGCAAGCGCAGCGTCTGTTTATGGAAACGCTGGCACGCGATGGCGAAGTGCTAATCCAAAAGATTAAGAACCCAGCCGGAAACCCGTTTGGCTTTTCGCTGAAGTTTCTTGAAGCCGATTATCTCGATGAGGGGTATGACGCACGATTGGCAAACGGCAATGAAGTGCGGATGGGCGTGGAGTTGGATCGGCGCACCGGCAAGCCGCTAAACTATTATTTGTTTGAAGATCATCCGCATCACGATCAAGGGTATGGCAGCAAGACAAAGCGTCATCACAAGATTGTGCCAGCCAGCGAGATTATACATTGCTATCTGCAAGACCGCGCTGGGCAGACCCGTGGCGTGCCTTGGATGAGCAACGTTTTGACCCGCCTAAAGATGTTGGACGGGTATGAGGAAGCAACGCTTGTAAATGCGCGGGTTGCTGCGTCAAAGATGGGCTTTTTCACCAGCCCCGAAGGTGATGGCTTTGTTGGTGATGATTACGACAATAACGCGCCGATAATGTCAGCGGAGCCAGCCACGTTTACGCAGTTACCGGCTGGAATGTCATTCACCGCCTTCGACCCGCAAAACCCGACTGACAGCTTTGCGGAGTTTGAAAAGGGTATATTGCGCGGGATCGCGTCCGGTCTTGGCGTTTCATATGTATCGCTAGCAAACAACCTTGAAGGCGTTAGCTATTCGTCAATTCGGCAAGGCACAATCGAAGATCGCGACCATTTTAAGATGGTGCAGCAATTTATGATCGACCAGTTTATTGATCCCGTTTATCGCGCTTGGCTAGAGATGGCTATCACTGTTGGCCGCGTTAATCTGCCGATGGGAAAATATGACCTGTTTGCTGATCAAGTGATTTACCGGCCACGCGGCTTTGCGTGGGTTGACCCAGCCAAAGAGATCAACGCCAGCGTCACCGCACTGAATAACGGCATCGTCAGCTTGCAAGATGTGCATAGCCAATATGGCCGCGATACCGAAGAAATTTTTGAACAAATTAACCGCGAAGCGGAACTTGCTGATCGTTATGGCATTGATACCGCTTTCCAGCCGTTTGGCACAAAAGCACCAGTGCCAGCAATTGTTGAGGAAGGGGCTGAAGATGTCTGAAATTGAACCAATTGAAAATAGCGATGAATTGGTGGATAATGCACCAATGGAAAACGAACAAACACATAATGAAGATCGGCTTGATCGCGGCGAGTTAGTATTTCGCGCACGCGCAGCGGATATGGTCGAAGAAGATGACCGCCGCGTCAGGATGTCGATTTCATCCGAAGAACCTGTCGAGCGTTCTTTCGGTTTAGAGGTTTTGCGTCATAGCGATGGCGCGGTAGATTTGTCAAGATTGGACAGCGGCCACGCGCCATTATTGCTGGATCACGATCTGACAAAGCAGATTGGCGTTATTGAACGTACCTATTTGGATCAAGCTGATCGCAAGTTGCGGTCAGTGGTTCGCTTTGGAAAAAGCGCACTGGCACAAGAGGTTTATCAAGACGTCAAGGACGGTATTCGAAGCAACGTCAGCATCGGATACCAAATCCGCGAAATGGAACAAAAGAATGAACGCGACGGGACGGTCGCTATTAGCTCGTGGGTTCCGTATGAAGCCAGCATTGTATCCGTTCCCGCTGACGCTGGTGTCGGCGTGAACCGCAAAGCTGAATTTGTTGAACCAGTGATTAAACAAAAGGAGACACCTAAAATGTCTGAAGTAAATCACGACGAAATCCGCGAAGCAGCCGCTGAAGCAGCCAAGCGCGATTTCCAAAAGAATGCCAGCGAGATCATCAATCTTGCTGTTAAACACAATCGGCGTGATCTAG